GGGGTTAAGGCAGCATCAATATCACGGTATTTGGCTTGGAGCTGCTCTACGCCTTTGGCACTGTCCTGCTCACGTTTCAGGACAGCCTGTTGTACGGCTTGCGGCACATTGGCCCATTCAGCCTTGGCCTCACGTGACCAAGCTTCGGGCGCAGCCACATCAGCGGCAGCTTCCTGACCTTCAGCTTCGGCACCTTCTGCCGGTGCTTCTGCTGGTTCCTCAGCCTCCTGTCGTGCGCGGCTGGTATAACGGCCTGTCCCACGGTCACGGTCACGTTGCTTTTCATCACGGCCAGTGGGGGCTTGCGCCCGGCGTTGATCTTCAAAGCCCTTCTCAAGGTCTTTGCGGATGGAACTGCGGCCACTACCTGGGCCGTCACGCTGCGGTGATTCCCGTTGCGGTGATTCCTGCGGCGGCGGCGCTGCGGGTTCCTGCTGTTCAACATTCTGCTCTACTTCAGCCATAACTTACTCCTCACTTGTTGCGCAGTTGGTAAATTGCCCTTTTGATATCCTCACGCCGCTGAGTCCTGTTCATAGTAACAGGTTGCCGAGGCTTTAGCAAAGTGGCGGTCTCATTCCCTATTTCAATGCAACCCGCTGCTTTGGTTGCCTTACGGAATTCTGACTTAGATGTGTAATGCTTGTTGTTGGCCATATGCCTGGTTTCAGGCATAATATCGCTGATCACATTGGGTGCAGCATTGGCCGTGAACCGTGGTTCAGCCAAGTGCTTAGGGACCAACACGCCCTCTCGGTAAACGTAGGTTGTCATTAGCTAGTCACCACTTTTATGATTGCAAAGGTCAGAACCGCTGGGCCAGTAGCAGTCGTGAGCGGGAATATTGAGATATTAAACGAGCCATTTTGCGGGATAGCCCAAACAAGAAATTGATTGGTATCTGTAATGTTGACCACAACACAATCAGTTATGGTGCACAAGCTATTATTGACCACGAATGTGTATAAGGTGCTGTTAACAAAGGCATTGCTGACTGTTGTGATCTGCCCACACATAGTATTGAGCGTGACCGGGGTCGTGATGCTAGTTAATTGCGTAACCGTACCACCAGTCCCAAGCCCTGGATATGTATAGCCGGTTGTTGTAACCAGCTTATTAACAGCATTGCACAAAGCAGGCAGAACAATACTGCTGGTATTGTCATAGGGGCTGACTTGCGGGTTAAAGACCATCAGTAACCCGGTTTGGCTGGCCCAGCAGGTTTAGGCTGCGGTTGCATTGCCCGTTGCTGCTCATGCACCATCTGCTGCTGACCCATAGCCTGTTCATGCTGCATATGCCGTTCATCCATCTGTTGCTCATGCTGCATATGCTGCTGGTCCATGGCTGACTGCCGGTCAAACTGATGCTGCTCATGCTGCATCCTGACATTCTCATGCTGTATTTTTTGCTGGCCTAATGCAGCTTGCTGGTGCATCTTCACCTGCTCAATTTGCATCTGCATCATTTGCATCTGCTGTTCAATTTTCTTGATTTCAATTTCCATTTGCTTAGATGCAATTTCAGCCTGAGCCATTTGCTGCTCACCCGCCTGCTGTATTTTTTCATGCTCAACTTCAGCCTGGGCTTTTTGCGTATCAGTTTGCGCTTTCATCTGCATAGCCTGAGCATCAGCTTTGGTCTTGGCCATCATACCCTGATGCTTCAATTGCTGGATCTGCATATTGCCTTTGATCTTAGCCATGTCAGCCTGAGCTTTCATTTGCTCAGGGTTGGGGTTCTGAGCGGCCTGCTGCATCTTTTGCTGGATCATTTGCGGGGCCTGATCCACAAAATCATCAATAGCCGCCTCCAAATCACGGCCTACTTTGTAGCCACGCACGCCAAATTGCAGCATCTTGCCCAGCAGCGGCACTACTTCAGGGAAAACCTGACCCATTTGCATTGATGTCTCTAAAAACTGCGTAGTGGCAGTGATGAACTCAGTTCTATCCTGCTTCTCCTGTGCCGCATCAGGGAAGATTGTACTGTCAACTTCAATATCAATGCGGAAGCCCCTCAGCTTCTCATCACGAATGAGGCTGATGGCGTCACTGATACGTTTGATTGCATCAAACTGCGCCAGCAACTCAGGCGGGAGCGGCGGCAGTATTTGACCCTGCATGGGGGCTGGCATGCCCGCCATAGGGCTGGCCGCGCCCGCTGGTGCGCCCATTTGCGGCTGGGGTGGAGGTGCCCCCTGGGGCCTAAACGGCACCACGTTGCCCCCCTGTGCCATTGGCGGGGGTTGCCCTGCCGCCGAGGGAGCAGCAGGGCCAGGGGAGCCAGGGGGCGTGCCGGGGGCCGCTTGCACGGGGGACGGGTTGGGCGGCGCACCCGGCATTGGTTGGGCTTGGCCTTGAGCCTGCTGAGGCGGCGGCGGCAAGGTCGCCTGAGGTCCTTGCAGCGCCGTCAGTGAAGGCATGTCCTTGGGGCCAAGCCCTTCTTCATATAACGCACCGGAAGCTTCAATCAGGCTTTGCGGGCTGAAATGCTTAGCCATCACATCAGCCATCAGCCTGACCGTATCACGGGCAAACCTAGCAATTTCATTTTGTCGGCTAGTGAGGCGGGTACCAGTCGTATTGTGCTTTAAACGCACACCTCCCAGGGTTTCACGGGCATCACTGGTACCCCGCATAATGTCACTGATACCGGTCAGCCGGTCCATATCCTCCATGACCTTTTGGCGGGCCTGAATAAGCTCATTGACGACGGCAATGATTTCCTGCACCGGCATGAGGGACCAATTACCCTCAATGCCCCCACCTTCCTTGCCAAAGGCCGCCCAATCATCAACAGGGATAAGCTCATTCTCAACACTCTCATTGAACAGCCGTGACATTGCCTTGGCTGCGGCGTTGTACACGCCTGCAATCTTGCAGGCCCGCGTCAGCATGGCTATGCGCTGCGTCAACTCATCAATTTGAATGGCCTGGTCCTGATACTGAATGTAATCAGGCACAGGAACCAAAGTGGTATTGGTGGGGTTGGCGTAAAGCGGCCGGGGGCACGGAAAGAAGTTCTCAAGCTTTAAAGGATCCTCTTCACGGTCCATCAAATATTCATAACCATGGCCCACCCAATAAACCGTCGTATCAAGGCGGTTCCACACTTCAAAAACCTGGCCCTTATCATCATCCAGCGCCTGCAACGGCGTGGTATATTGCACCCGTTGCCCACGGTCATCCTTGATCAGCGGTATTTTGTCAGCAATCTCCTTGCCAAAGCGCCTGCGCATTTGGTCACGGCTCATGTAGTGCCGCTTGGCTACCGTGGTCACTTCCTTCCAAACACGGCAACGGATTGGCAGAGTGAAAAAGTCCTGCCACGGTACATAATCAATTGGCACTGATTCCCTGACAATACGGTCACCGGTTTCACGTAATTTTTCCTCCTCAGCCGAAGGTTCCTCAGGTTCATTGAGGTGCAGCCGGTCACGCTTACGGCGCTCACCGGGCGGGCTGGTATCAGTACCGGTTACTTCATTTTGCTCGTCAGCATTCAGCCTGCCATAGGTATCCCGCATGTCAGTCTGAACTTCAGGCGGCAAAGATGTACCTTCTTCAATCTCAGGCTCATAGCGGATCCACAACGTACCGCGCCCCGGCAACAGGTAATCATCCACTGCCTGCAACATGGCTTCATGAAAGCCATTGATTTCAATTTCATTGCGCAGCGCCCGCTCAAGCATGGAGGCGGCGTTGCGGCCTATGGGGTCACGGTCACGGAAGCGCCGCTCCACCACCGGCAACGGCTGGCGGCCATACAAAGCGGGGCGCAAAATTTCAGTATTTGACCACAATGAATTGTAACGGCGCTGACCCTCTTCATCAACGCGGTTGCGCTCATCACGGTAGCGCTTTTCAATAGTATCTCCCCGCTTGGCCCAGCGCTTGTACTCACTGTTGTCACGCAGTTGGTCTATTTGCGTCATCCAATGCTTGGCCAGGCGGCGTCCTTCCAGGCCACCGTTACGGCCAGCAAGCTTGTCAAGTTCTCTCTTAGCCATTATTGAATCCTAAGCGGTCGATGACCCCATCTGCGCAGCTTCTGATCTTCATTGTTCCATAGGTCTTCAAGGGTCACGGTGCAGGTTTTTGCGTCAGTTGAGATGATTTTGATGTTTTCAGGTTCCTTCTCAACCCTAGTACCAGCGACCATCTTATCCAGTACCTGGCCAATAAGGCCCAAAGCGTCAACTTGGTCATCACGCCTGCCTGCGGGGAATGCCATCAGTTCTTTCTTGAACTCAGGGTACCATGGGGCGCTGGTTGGGACCCAAAGGCCATCCATGGCCATACGGCCCCTGATTGACTGCGCCCGCACTGCCTTATCACCCCGGCTGGGGAAGGTAGCCCTGACTACCCACAATTGCCGCTCACGCAGGCGCTTATCAAGGAATGGCCCTATACCGGCGCGTATTTGACCAGTCTCTTCAGCCCACCCTAGCGGCTTCCACTTTTCAATTAAATCACACAGGGACTCAATCCAACGCTCTGAGCTAGCCTGAGCGCGCCATATATCAAGCACGTAAATGTGATTGCGCGGATCAAGTCCCACCACAATATGTACAGTATAATCATTGCCATCCGCCGCCACGGCGTAGTCGCTGGCCCCGTACACGCTGAGCGTGTCACGGTCCGGTAGGCTTCCAACAGGCCTCAGCCAATCAGCCTCAAAGTAGGTCCCAGTCTCCGGCGCTGGCTTTTGCTGGTAGAGCGCTGACCAAGTTCTGGCCTGGCGCTTATAAGGTGCAAAGAACTCCTTGGTGAACCATTCAGGCCAAAGGATGTCACCAATCTTACGCCCCAAAGGGTCATCAAGACGGTCACATTCAGCAGGTAGGCATAATACATACCAATCATTGCCATCTTGCCCCTTGATCCAACCGCTCTCACCTTCATAGTTCAGGGGCAAAATCCGCCCCGCTATATCATCCTCATGCCAGCGCGTAGTGATGCCAACTTCCCATGAGGTAGGCTTACGGCGGGTTTGCAGGTCATCAATATAAGCCTCCCAAGTCTTTTGCCTGATAATATCACTGTCAGCCTGCTCACGGCCCTTGATCAAATCATCCCATACAATGCCATCAACACGGTGACCGGTAATGCCGGTCAGGATGCCCGCTGCCTTCCACTCACTGCCGTTCATCAAGGCCCATTCATCAACGGCTGAAGATTCAGCGCTCAGCTCCGTATTAAAGATGCGTTTGTACAGGGGTTGTTGCACCATGGCACGTGCGCGTCTGCCAAACTTTTTGGGTAGGTCACTGGCATATGACGCCACGATGATGGACGTCTCAGGGAACCTTCCAAGGAAGTGCGTAGGAAATACCACGCTGGAATAGGTGGATTTGGCACTCCCGGGGGGCATAAGGCCCATAAGCCGCTTGATCTCTCCATCTTCAACCTTCTGCAAACATTCCAGCCATAGCAGGTGATGCGCCCCAAAAGCCGTGAGGATGGGCAGGA